TCCATCATGTCGTACATTTGTTTTGCACCCCTACGACGCTGTTCTAACTTATCACCTTTTTTTGCACCATTCAATGCACCTAAACCTCTTACTGCTCTTGCAGTCATGACAAACTCACCATCACTTAACATGGCAGGGATGTCATCTGATTTTTCTGTTCCGGGGCCAGAGATCTGTCCTGTCTTTCTAGGAAAACCTCCGTCTTTTAAACTTCTATATGTTGGTGCTGCTGCACCATACGCTCCTGTTGCGGGATCGAAATAACTTACCCCTGGTTGAGTAGCGTCTAAAGGAGCGATACTGCCCGCCTCTACTGCATCAGGTATAGCCATTCCTCCTTCCTCCTCTTTATCAAGAGAACTTAATGCACCGATAGCACCTAAGCCTAACGCACCTTTTGCTAATCCACTCATGCCTCTAAGACTTTCCAGTCCTGATTGAAAAACACTAGGTTTACCCAATAACTCTCTTGCAGACTTACCAGCAAAAGTAGAAGGATCTCCTCCTAAGGCCGCTTTTAATTCAGAAGCTGTTGTAGCTTCTTTGATAGCGCTAGGGACTGGCGTGCTTCCAAACTGTGATGCTGGTGCGGCTGTTCCAAACAAACCTGCGCTCGTAGCAAAACTTCCTAAACCATAACCCATCAATGCTGATGTTGCTATGTTTGCGGGATTGTCTCCTCTAATCGCTGATCCTAAACCTGCACCAATAGAAGCACCAACTGGCCCTGCAACTGCAAAACCTATCGCTCCTGTTACTGCGGGTAGAATCTTTTTAAACATTTTACTCCTCGCCTGTAGCTGCACCACTAAACAAGTTAGGTGCTATTACATTGACATCTCTTCTAATGTCCGCCTCTGTTGTTTCTGTTTCTGGATTGTCAATATCTGCCTGACACTCCTCATGTGAATTATACTCTTGCCCTGTCTTAATGTTAGTAACTGTTGTTTCTACTTTAGCACTATATACAGGGACTTCTTTACCGTCTATTATGTCATGACGTAATAGAACGGGTTCATCTATAATTTTCGCCATAATATAGTTCTATAGACGAAAAGATACTAAATCAATAGATTTATGAGGGGAAACCTACGTTACCAGAAACAGTAATTCTTACATCATCTGATGTAAAAAAAGGATATACCACATGATTTAAGTCCGCTGGGAAAAGAGCCACTTTACCCTCCCAACTATTATCTACAGGTAAATCTATTGACTGTATTCTACCCATTTCATTTGTTTGTAAAAAAGCAAAATGACCTGCTTTTACTTGATCCGGTTTCATGTTTGGATATCTAGCAATTTCATCACTCATTTTATAAGGAATTTTGTGCCAAAAAACAAAGCTAAATAATCCTTCGTGCACGTGCACTGGATTAAACTCGTGTTTTTTTTGAAAGTTTACCCATAAAGAATGTAGTTTAAGATCTACTTCTTTCCTGTTCATATAACCACATATTTTTTTAAAATATTGTGGGTACTTTTTTTTGTGCTCATTAATTAAAGCAAAAATTATAGGATAAACATATTGTTTACCCTCTGGTATTAAAAACTCATTTTTAATATTTCCTGCTAAATCCATATTAGCAGGTTCTAAATTTTTGCCTTTTATGACTTCATCAATTTTATCTGTAATCTCTTGTGGAACATTTGCTATTAGATACATTATTGTTGTTGTTTTACCTCCAATACCGAAACCTCAACCATGGCTCTTGAAGCGGCATTTGCTTGTACTTTCAAAGCATCGCCTTCTTGATAGACCATGCTAGTGCTTATTGTATTGGTGTTAGATGCAGAAACATCAACCTGAAATATTTGAAAGTCTGCACTACCATTATTGTGATCAACATTTACAGTTACTGCTGCTGACCCATCGTAGTTATGAACATTAATAGTTTTTACTATGAATGTTGAAACAGGTGTTGGTGGTGTTGCCGCCACGTTAGCTGTTGGCACCGTAAACACTGTTGTTAAATCTGTTGTTGTTACATTAGTTATAAATCTTTTAAATACATCAGCCATTGGAAAAAAACCAGCTCCTTCTAGTAGATTCTTCTTGTGTATCTTGAGTATAAGAACTATTGAGTTGTTGAATTATTGCTTCTAAAACTCTTATTAACTCTGCTTGTTGTTGAGCATCGTACTCTTCTCTAGCATCTGGAAATCTTTGTAATGTTAATTTAGCCATTATCTTCTACCATCAGGTTGTATGTCAAATCTTTGTGTGCCTAGTCTCCATGCAGTGCCAGTCGTGTTAGAAACCACGTTTACTGTAAACTCTCTACCTCTACCACGAAGACTAACAAAATCTGTGTTGTCTTGAAAAGAAACTGTTTTAGTGACTGCGGTGCTATTATTAGGATAATTTTTAAATTCTAATTTAGCATTTAATGTACCCTCCTGATCTTCAATATCAGGTATTAGTTTTGAAACAAAAGAAAACTCATTACCCTCTCCTATCTGCACTACACCAGATTTAACAAAGGCAGTAATAGCCTGACCGTCACCATTGTTACCGATCTCATGTAAGAAAACTGAAGACGCTCCATCTGTAAGTCCACTTATAACTTCATTGTTTGCAGTCGCTGTTGCATTATATTCTGTTGCTATCGGATTATCATACACTTCTCTATCAATCCAAGTAGTTCTAGATAGAGTACCAGTCCACCAAGTGCCCTCTAAATAATTGTAAGCAACTATTGCATTTATTTGATCTGAACCTGTTCTAGGGTAAAACCACATAATCTCATTAAACTCACCATTGTGACCAGCAAAAGCATTCTCTGATCCTGTTATATTAATATTGTTAAAAATAAATTGTTCTACAGTGCAAGGTAATTTTTTAACTGAACCATCAAATAAGAAAAAGGAATCTTGAGACATCCAATAACTTACACCGTTAATATCAACACCCGCATGACTTCCTATAATCCCACAGTTTTGACCTAGTTGTCTTAGACCAAAAGTAAATGGTGGTCCTATAAATTGTAAACTGTGTAAAGAGGTATCTGTCCAAACAAGTATTTGTCCTCTTGATCTTTCAGCTGCCACGATCCGTGATCCGTCGGCAATACGCAGTGAGCCAGCGGTATTCTCTGCCGTTGGTTGGTATGTGTTTCTATCTTCTTGATTAGAAAATCTTATTAACAAATCATCTTGAGCATTAGTGCCACCGATTTCAGGTTGTGTGCCCATGAATAAAACATGTCTATCTGGAGTAGATACTAAACCTAATCTTGATTTAGTTGGTGCGTTAGTTATTGCAGTAGCTCTAGTTGTTACTCCACTATTAGGATTCCATTCAAAAGCACCACCATTTAACACAGTTGCAATTAACAGTTGTCCAAAGTTATCAAGGGACCATTGTCTTGCCTCTAAAGTCACATTAGAACTACTTGAAGCAGTTCCCCATGTTCCTGAACCCCAAGTGTCTGTTCCCCAACCAAAAGCTGGAGTTGATAATTCTGGACCAATATTAATTTGATATTTTGCATTACCTGTTCCGCCTCCACCTGATGTGGATCCAGATGCAGCAGCCGTTGTCGTTACTATATAAGCGTTATTATTTGCAACAGATGTTATCTCAAACTCCTTGTTCATATCTAAACCATCTATGGTGGAGAAAGAATCAAAGGTCACAAAATCTCCTTGGACAGCGCCATGAGATGTGTCTGTGACCACTACTGATGTAGTTGCATTAGTTGTAAAAGGATTAGATAAAGAGGATGTTGTTTTTCTAAGAGGAGTGATATCATACGCAACTCCTTCTGCATAAAGATATAATTTTCTATCTGTCCCTATGGCATTGTACCTAGTGCCATCAAGAGCCACCCAAGCATGCATATCTCTAGCAACACCAACTAAAGTGGTGGTTATAAATCTTTGCCATCCTTTAATTTTTTGAGCAGATCCTTGAAAAAAGCGCACCATATCTCCATCAGTCCATTTTCCTTGTCCTGTATAGTCGGTAACTTCTTTATTTATACCAGGTGCTGGTCTAAAATTTACTAGGGGCATGGTAGCAATATATATAAATTAGTCTTTTTTAGCAACTAAAGACGCTACATGTCCTTTATATGCTCTATTTCCAAAATGAGTTAGAGGCATAGCCAAGTCTGCCCATATTTCACCACCACATTCTTGCCATAACCTACTAAAATAATAATCTTCTGAAAGATATCTTTTCTGCCCAGCAGTCATGTACGGCCCAACAGCAAATAAATCATAGCAATTATCTGATCTATAATGTTTGCCATTTACTATCTGATCTGTTTCATACTTTCTCTCTGGAAATTTTTTAAACATTGTTCTAAAGACCTCTCTTTTAACCAACATCATTCCTGTAGCTGCTTCATTAACTCTAAAATATCCCTGCTCTCCCGAAACATTTTTAGGATCATCAAAGTTTACATTATAGCCTAAACATTTTGCCTCTAAATCATCGGGGGATATATTTGGTTCTTCTTCTAAAATGCCTTTTATTTTTTCTAAGTGTAAATGTTTTCTTGGATAAACACCGCAGACCACATCTTTGTCCGCACATATTAGCCTCTCAATGTTTTGCCATTGAAATCCTATGTCTGCGTCTATAAATAGTAAGTGCGTTGCTGCATAGTCAGTTTGATCCATCATCATAGAAACTAAAGTATTTCTAGCTCTCGTTATTAAACTTTCATTTCCCATTGATTGAAACCTTAAATTAACCCCTGCTTGAGCCGACCAACTCTGTAATTCTAATAAACCATGCATTGTTGGCTCAGTTAATAAACCACCATACATAGGCATGCCTAAAAATATTTTAAAATTTTTATCTCTTAATTCTTCTGGTTTTATCATTATTTCTCCTTTGTAACTAAAACTGCTCTTAATAAAGACGATAATCTTATTGGAGCTAAGGCTCTATGTGGCATACATCCATTAAATAAAAAGGTCTTACCGAATTGAGGGGTTACTCCACCCACAACAACTTTGTAATCATCACTATAACAAAGTATTTCACCACCCCAGGTATGTTTCCAATCAGAATTTAAAAAAGTTATTGTTGTTATTTTTGGTGTTTTTGAATCATTATCTATATGCATAATACCATCATAGCTTGACGGATATAGTAATAACTTAGAATGTTCTTTGCTCCATTTAGTATTTCTTTCTTCATGCATCTTTATACAAGCATCCTCTATCTCTTTGTACCTGTCAAAATGATTTTCTAAGTTGTAAAACGGACATGCGAAACATTCAAATTTTCCTCCTATATTTTCGTCATAATGACTTCCAGAGGAGTTAAAACACCATGTAACACCAGAATGAAAAACAACATTTTCTAGGTGCAAAAGTAAGTCGGTGTCAAAGATTTGTCTAAGTTCCATTTTTATTTTCCATCTCAACATAATCAAAAACGATAGAATATCTATGATTAAATTTAGCTAATACTGGAGGCATGTTTGTTACGGAGTGGGATATTTTTCCCTCAAAAAATAAAATAGAATTTTCTGTTGCCTCTAAGTTGATACCGTTTGTAAGTCTTGTTCCGTACTCTGGCAGAGGACTAATAAGATAATAAACACAAGTAAGTTTAGCACTTTCATGTTCATGCCAATCATAACAATTGTCTTCATTGGATAAATTTGCCCAAGTAGTCTTTAGTAATAAATTCCCTGCAACTTCTGAAAAAGCCTTATGAAGAGTTTGCCAATGTTTTGTGTGTTGATACTTAAAAAAAATATCTGGGTCAGTTTGATGTGGATGGTCTAAATTAACTAAATTTGGCTTATTAGTTAATTCCCAATCGATATTTTTTTTTATTAATAATCGATCTTCAGTGCTAAGCACATTAAACTTTCTTAAAAATATATTATTATCTATCGTAATTTTTTGTAGGTTTTCAATCATTTAGAATTTTTTAAATTAAATGCCCAAGTAATACGTTCTTTATTACATTTAGTTATACCGTGATAAAGATATGGCGGAAATAAAATTAGTGTTCCCTTTGCTTCATTAATAATTTCATTATGTATGGACTCATATTCCTTAGTTTCTTTTCTAACAAATTCTGATCTTGAAAATATTAAATTACCCTCTCCTGGCTTTATAATTAGTATAGCCGCATAATCAGCGTCTAAGTGTTGATGCATACAGCCCCAATCATCTTTTTCATAGTGATTTAACCAAGACTCTTTTACTGTCCAGTTATTATATTTCCAATTCTGTCTTTGTCCTATTTGTGGTAAAATTACAGAACATATATGTTTCGACAATTCTTTTATTTCGTCATATTGTGTTTCAGACAACCATTTTGAAAAAGCTTCAATTTTTTCATAGTGCTTACCTTTGTCATTCATTACTTTGTTTTCAATTTTGTCAATAAATGCATCATCTAATCTGGTGTAATATACAGTCGTTGGGAACCAATTAACCTCAGAGATTTCTGTATTATTATTTTGTAATTCTTTCGACTCAAACATTTTATGACGCAATTTTGTTAAAATTATCTATGATATTATTTACATCAAAGCGCATCACACGAGGAGTATTAGTAATTAGATTAATATTTTTACTGTACGAAAATCTTTCAATAACGTTTTCGTCATTCCATAGTACCACACCTTTTGTGTCACAAAATTTATTAGCAGACATATGATTTAAGCTACTGTCAATTCCAATAAAACCTTTAGCATATTTTAAAAGATGTGCGTAATTCATATAATCAAGTTTTGTTTTTTTTATCTTAGCTGTATTAGATAATAAATCATCTGTTGAAAAAACATTTAATACATTAAGTTTTAAATCAAAATTCAAAATATCAACTATTTTTTGTGCTTGTTTTTTTATTAATCCTCTTGTTCCTACAAAATCTGTTTCACATTGGCCTTCATCACTACCTATAAATTGAACTAACACATAATCTTCTAAAGTAGAAACAATATTTTGTATCTCATCTTCTTCTTGTTCTGTAAAATAAATTTCATTATAAATATCTTCTTCTGAATTTACATCACATAATCTTCTAAAATTTTTAATTAAATGAATTTTGTTTTTAAGAAAATAAGGATCATAAGGTTCAACTAAAATGACATTACTAAATTTATTTAAAAAATTTGTATTATCTATTATTGGATTAAATTCAAGATTATAACTAAAATTTACATTAGGGTGATTTTTAAAAACTTTTGGCCATGGGCTCATAATATTTATTTTACCTAAATGATTGATACAACTTGTAAAACAAATATTTTTTCCTATACCTCCCAGTAAAATGTAAAGATCCTGAGACTTTGTCATTTGGGATATTTATCTTTATTCCCTAACATCTCCCTTTTATCGAATTTCCATTCTTTATATGGGCCCTCCTGATCCACATAATGAAAAAAAACTGTCATAAAGTAATCGTGATTACATATCTCTCTCCAATGATTTTTTTCCATGCCTTTAAAAATTAAGGCGTTGTTAGGTAACATAGAAAATTTATGTTCAATTTTATATCTATTATAGTTTCCATCTCTATCATAATATTTATAGTCTGATCCTTCATCTTGTTCACCAATAAATATTTCATAAGGCTTATCAACAGGATCTGCACCCAAACAAAGAGCAACGGTATATTCGCAAGATGGTCTATCTTTATGAATTTTTAAATCTGATCCTTTGTCATAAATTCTAAAATAAGAATATGTTGGCCATAATTTTTTATTAACATTTTGTTCTATTACAGGAGTGCTTGTGACTAATAGTGTTTCCATTAAATAGTCAGAGACCTCACCCACTATGGAGCTACTTTGAGTATCATAATTAAATTTTTTTTGATCTGAGAATTTAAGAATAGTATAAGAATAAACAAGATCCAAAATTTGTTTTGGTAAGAACTCTTTTATTAGAATTGGTTGCATTATATCACCCAACCTATTAAGGCATATCTTGTGCCTTTTGTAACTTTGTTGACTTGATGGGGAAACATAAAATTAGAAGGAAAAACTACAGCATCTCCAACATTTTGTGGAACAGTATGATGTCCGCTTGGTATGTCAAAAACAAACTCCCCTCCTTCATACTCATTGTTTAGACAAATAGAAATAGACAAATGTCTTTCACTACAGTTTAGCCCAAAGTCTTCATGAAAAGTATATCCTGCTTTGTATTCATTGGCATCGTATCTAAGAAGGTCTAGTTGTGAAATTTTTTTTATATCAATAGCATGATTTTTTTTGTAATGATCTACACACTGAAATATTTTTTCTTTTATCGCATTTAAACAAATTTTTTCTCCAAAAGAATTTGTTTGTAATAATGATCTCGTTAAACAATTTCTAATATCTTTGTTGACACCACTACCCATAGTTCCAGCGTCATTATAATCATGATCAAAATAACTAATTATTTTTTTACAAAAAGTTTGAGGTATTATTTTTTTGATTTCTAAAATATATTCTTTCATTTATTTATACACAAATTACTTAGTAAGTAATACTGTGTGCAGCTAAATAATCTGTTCTAGCTGAATCTGCTGCTGATTCTGCAGCTGTGGTTGCAGCAGTCACTGCTGCTGAATCATCTTCTGCTCCTGCATCTGAATGAGAATTATAAGTTGAAGTATAAGTTGAATTATAAGTGGATGTCCAAGAATTTTGAGCTTCGCATCTAATAACAACATTAGTGGCCCATTGTGGTAAAGAAGATATAGAATCATTATCTCTATTATCCGTATATTCAATGTGACCTGTGTTTGTGTTCGCATCCCATTGTAAAGCATGTATTGTAGAATCTATTTCTGTGTGAGATCGAATATTAAAATATTTAGTATTATCTAAATAAATATCTGACTCAGTATTACCTGTGCCTTTTGCAGGACCATTTCCATCTAAGGGGCCAGTAGCATCAAAAATTATTGTTATCCTACTTTGAACTGTTGTATTATTTACGGTTGTTGCCATTTTTTTTCACCTTTTTAGTCGTTGCCTTTTTAGGCTTCTTCTTAACTTTTACCTTATTATTGCTTAGTTGTCTAATAGTTTCGTCCTCTGAATTAGAATCTTTGTTTTCTAAAGCCCTCTGATGATCGCCTATTTTTTGAAAAATGCTACCAATATTTTTCATTTCTTGTCTAGTTGTTGGATTAGCAGCTAAAATATTATTCATTACGTTTTGTCCCTTTACCATCTCATTTCTAAAAGATTCTGTGGCAGCTTGAACTCCTGTCATTTTTGATGAATTTTCTACTAAAAGTAAAGGAAGCCAAGCAATAGAACATCCCCACTCTTGAACATCTAATCCTGTTTGTGGGTGCTTTCCTTGAAGCATATTGTACCAAAGACATCTATGTTTTATGCACTTTTTTTTAAGAAGAGGGCACGTCCCATCAGGGTCAAATATCGGCACTAGTCTTTAGCGGCTATGATTACGTTTGCGTATTTAACGTTTGCTGCAGGAACGGTAGCTGATACATCTACAGATGCACTTGTTAAGGT